AGATCCACGTTCCAGTTCATACAGATGAGCGTGGGTCTTTCCAACAATGGTTTACTCAAAAATCATTCGGCGGGTTTAAGAATTTTGAACCTGTTCAGGCTAACACATCAGTTTCAAAGCATGGAGCCATTCGTGGCATTCATTATAGTACTGTTGACATAGGGCAATCAAAGATGGTAATATGTGTCAGTGGAAAGATTCGTGATGTTGCAGTAGATATCAGAAAAGATTCTGAAACATTTGGTCAGTATGATGTAATAGAATTAGAAGAGAATTCAGGCAAAGTTGCTTGGATATCTGCAGGTCTTGGTCATGCTTTTGAAGTATTAAGTGAATCAGCAACTATAGTTTATCTATTATCATCTGAATATAATCCTAATTTTGAAAAAGAGATTAACCCTTTAGATGTAGACTTAAATATTAATTGGGTTACAAAAGACCCAATCCTATCAGAAAAAGACAGAAAGGCAGAAAGCTTCCATGATTTCACCTCAAGACTATGAGACTTTATATCTTCATTCGGTAAATGCTCCAGCAGGTAACGCTATCCTTAGACAATGCATGAAGATTGCTAAAATGCTTATAGATAAAAACATTTCATATGGAAATTCATTTCAAAAACCTATTGGTATTTTTAGTAAATTACCAGCAAGGGAACAAACTTTAATCAGAATAGATGATAAATTAAATAGATTAGCTTCTGGACAAAGTTTTGGCGATGAGGATACGATCTTGGATCTTGTAGGGTATCTAATACTCTTATTGGTTCTTGATGATAAGAATCGGTAGTTTATTTTTATCTATGATATAATATTATTATGAATAAGGGACAGAAGAAAAGTAAGAATTTTTCTAGAAATATGATAAATATTGGGGATAACTATAATAGTTGGACGATTATTCGTCATGAATATCAAGGTAATTGGTTGTGTAGATGTGTGTGTGGCACAGAAAAAATTGTAGATGGGTATACACTTATTAAAGGAACCAGTCGTCAATGCCATATATGCGGGAATAAAGAAAGAGCTAGCAAGTTAAAGATAGGGGGCGATCATGTTGCCGCTAAACAAGCATATGCTAAGTCTAGAGCACAAGCAAAAGAGAGAGGCTTTGAGTATAATTTAAGTTTTGATTTTTTTTATTCTATAAGTAAAAAAGATTGTTATTATTGCAATTCATCCCCAGAAGGAGGGTACTGGGAAAATTCTTCTTATAAAAAAGATTGGCATGAAGCCTTTATTTCAAATGGTATTGATAGGTTTGACAACCTTATTGGATATTTAGAGGAAAATGTAGTCCCCTGCTGTATTCGTTGTAACAGAGCTAAAAATAATATGAGTATAAAAGAATGGAAAGAAAAAATTATACAATGGAATGAATGGCTTAATAAATATATGCTTGACATGAACAGTAATAAAGAGGTATAATTAGATATGCCTATTTATCAATATTGTTGCATAGGGTGTGATGAAGATGTTGAAATAACTAGAGGATTTAATGATCCAGAAGAAATCCCTGAATGCCAGCTAGGTCATAGAATGACAAGAGTTTACAATACATTTGGCATCCAATTTAAGGGTGGCGGATTTTATAGTACGGGAGGCTAAATGTCAGAATTAGAAGTTGCAGGTCAGTTTGATCAAATGAATAAAGTCGTTGAAGAATTGCTGAAAGGTAGTACTTCATCGCAAATTGCTAAAACAACAGGCTTAACTCGTGTGCAAGTTGACAACCATATCAAGACTTGGAAAGAATTAGTCCAAGATAACACTGCTATTAAAGCTCGTGCTAAGGAAGCTTTGGCGGGAGCAGATGAGCATTACAGCATGCTTATCAAAGAAGCCTGGAAAACATTAGAACAGGCAGATGCTCAAGATGCATTACCAGTCAAAACTCAAGCACTTAAATTAATTGCTGATATTGAAGCAAAGCGTATTGATATGCTTAATAAAGCAGGAGTTTTAGAGAATAGTGATTTGACAGATCAGATTCTAGAGTCGGAACGTAAGCAAGAAATTCTTGTAAGTATTTTAAAAGAAGTTACTGCTAATTGTGACCATTGTAAGTGGGAAGTAGCAAAGAGATTATCAGAAGTGACTGGGCAAGTTGAAGCGGTAGTAATTAATTAATGTCAGACTTTAATGTATTTTTAGATGCCTTAAGTGGTGATGAGTTTGATGAAACGCCTGTTCCTATAGAACAGTTTGTAACTGATAGAGCATATCTTGGATTGCCACCATTATCTGAAAATCAATATATAATGATTAAGGCTTCTACACAAATATATAAACAAGATACTTTAATAAGAATTTACGGCGAAGATGAAGGTCGTAAAATATTCAAACAAACATGTAATGAAATTATCATGCAGCTAGGTAAGGGTTCAGGCAAGGACTATACGTCTACGATTGCTTGTGCTTATGTAGTTTATCTACTGTTATGTCTCAAAGATCCCGCTGTATATTTTGGCAAACCGCCAGGGGATGCTATTGATATTATTAATATTGCTATTAATGCTGTTCAAGCTAACCGAGTATTCTTCAAAGGTTTTAATCAAAGAATTGAGAGATCCCCTTGGTTTCAAGGAAGATATATTGCTAAAGCAAATATGGTTGAATTTGATAAAGGAGTAACAGTTCATTCAGGTCACTCAGAATCAGAAGCATGGGAAGGTTATAACGTATTAATTGTTATCCTTGATGAGATTTCAGGCTTTGAATTGGAATCAACATCTGGACACCAGAATGCAAAAACTGCATCATCTATTTATAAAATGTATAAAGGATCTGTTACATCTCGTTTCCCAGATTTTGGAAAGATTATTTTGCTTTCATTTCCACGTTTCAAACTTGATTATATTCAACAGAAATACAATGAAGCGGTGGCAGAGAAAGAAGTAGTTCTCAGACATCATAAGTTCAAGGTAGATCCAGATTTGCCAGATGGTACAACAGGTAATGAATTTGAGATTGAATGGGAAGAAGACCATATCATTTCATATCGTATACCTAAGATATTTGCATTAAAGAGACCTACATGGGAAATCAATCCTACTCGTAAAATTGAAGATTTTACAGAAGCTTTTTATACTGATCCACAAGATGCACTTATGCGTTTTGCATGTATGCCTCCAGATGCAACAGATGCGTTCTTTAAAAATAGAGCAGTCATTGAAAAAGCATTTGCTAATCCTAAATTAAATGTAGATAAGTATGGCAGAATTGATGATACATTTAAGCCTAATCCAGAACGTACTTATTTTATGCACGTTGACTTGGCTCAAAAGCATGACCATTGTGCAGTAGCATTAGCACACGTTGAGGGCTGGGTTACAATGAAGATTGGTGAGAACTATAAGCAAGCAGCACCTAGAGTTGTAGTTGATGCAGTAAGATATTGGACACCTACAGCATCAAAATCAGTTGATTTTACAGAGGTTAAAGATTACATTATCTCCATTAGAGATCGTGAATTTAATCTTAAGATGGTTACATTTGACCGTTGGAATTCACACGATATGATGCAACAGCTTGGTGTACATGGAATTAAAACAGAGATTCTATCTGTAGCAAAGAAGCACTATGAGGATATGTCACTTACATTAACTGAAGAAAGATTGCATGGTCCAAAAATTCAGTTACTTATTGATGAGTTGTTACAACTTCGTATTGTTAAGGATAAGGTAGACCACCCAAGAAAAGGCTCTAAAGACCTTTCTGACGCAGTTTGCGGAGCAGTCTTTAATGCGATATCATTAACACCACCAGATGCTGACAGAGAAGTAGAAATCTATAATTACTCTGGAGTGTTCGGTGATGAATTAGAACAATTAAAGCGGGAATCAGATGCAAGATTAAAGAATACTATTAAGTTTCCAGAAAAGAAAGTTATGCCAGCAGATATAAGAGACTTCTTTGATGATGATGATAGTGAATATAAAGATATAGTTGACAACTTCCGTATCCTCTAGTAGAATACACCTATAAGAAAAACAAACAAAGGGAAAACAATGTTAGCAAACGGAACTATTCCAACAATTGAAGATGAGAATGATATTTATATTAGTTTAACTGCATTGTGTGAATATTTTGCACAATCTTCAGCAAATATGAGACAAGAAATTAAACACAGTAATCCAGCGGATAAACGTTATGCAAGTGGATTATATGATATGATGCATACAATTGCACAAGAAACAGTTGAGCTTGGAAAATTTGAAGCACAACGCCGTATGATTGAAAGTCCAGAAGACTTATTGAGAATGATTGACAAACATAATGGCAATAGTGTAGAATAAGATAGTATTCCCCGATAGTTTAGTGGCAAAACCTACGGCTGTTAACCGTAAGATCTTGGATCGTTACCAGGTCGGGGAGCTAAAAATTATTATCCATCTAACAGGGAGAGTATACTATGAATATGACAGCAGAAGCAGTAGAAGATGTAGTAGTTGAAAAAACTTATGTGCTTGGACCACAAGATCGTTGTGATTCTTGTCAAGCAGAAGCATTAGTTTGGGTAAATGGAGTTAATGGTGAATTGTTATTTTGTCGTCATCATTTTAATAAGCATGAAGCAAAACTTCGTGAGTATGCCTATGAAATTGTTGATGAAAGAAGTAAGTTAGAACAAAATAGACTTATAGGGTCTGCAAACTAAAAACAGCCCCCAGTAGCCTAGTTTGGTTTTGGCAGTACTCTTATAAGGTAAAGATCGTTGGTTCAAATCCAACCTGGGGGACTATATGAAATTTGATAATTGTGGAACTAATGCTGGGTACATGAAGCATTATAGAATTAAAGATAATCCTTGTAATGAATGTTTAATTGCACATTCTGAGTACACAGGCTCTTGGGCAAAGAAAAATCCAGAAAAAATGTATTTAAATACAAAGAATTGGCGTAAAAAACATCCTGAGTATACACAAAAAAGATATTCTTCTAATAATTATTTGAATAGCAAAAAATGGAAAGAAAATAATCCAGAAAAACATAGAGAATCTTGTAGAAAAGCAGATAGAAAAAGAAGATCAGTATACTCTGAACCATATACTGAATTGCAGGTGATTAGTTTGTACGGAACAGTCTGTCACATATGTAATAAAGAAATAGATTTTGATGCACCCAGAAAAGTCGGTACAAAGGGTTGGGAAATGGGTTTACATATTGAGCATGTAATTCCGTTATCTAAAGAGGGATCAGATACATTAGAAAATGTTCGTCCATCTCATGGAATCTGTAACTTGCAAAAAGCAAATCATTAATGCTATACTTATATTAAGGCTGTAGACGGCACACTTTAGGATACGGGGATAGTTACGAGTAACCAAGTAACCCGTGAGATGAGTTCTGCGGGAGACTTCTTAGGGCAAGCCATTCACATGTGCATGGAATCCGTCACAGCCCCATTGCCGTAATAACTCATAGGTAGAGTGTCGCACTTGTAATGCGAATGTCGTGGGTTCAAATCCTACTTATGGCTCTAATGATGTATAATAGTCTTATCATGACAGCTGCACACGATCAAAATATGACATTTTCAATTCTGGCACATATTCCAGAACATGATCCACGAGAAAAAGATCCAAACTATAAATATTTCAACGCTGCTAAAAAGAAAATTAAAGCAGCGGGGCTTTGGAAGTGTGCTATTAATGATGATCTTTGTGGTGGACAGATGGAATTACATCATACACATGTTGAATTTTCACAAATCCCAAATGCTGACCCAAAGAAAATACAAGAATATTTTGGTTTACACTTTACAGATGATCAAGAATTTGCTGAGTGGCTGGAATCCCCAGGAAATTTAGAAGTATTATGCACAAATCATCATAGAACACACTATGGTATTCATACTTTGCCACATGCTCTTTGGGAATCCCTCCGATTTAGAAAAAACGGGACTCTTCCAGCAGCAGAAGTAATCACAAAGTCTGATATGAAATCTAGAAAAGTTAGTGATATAATTAATACAGATAATAAAATCCAGGGGGAAATAAAAAATGGCAATAGCAACACAAATAGTAGCAGTTAGTTCTAGCACACCAACATTGGTAAGTATTCCACAAGCAAATGAAGCACCTTATGAAGTTAAGGCTTCTTTTTCAATTCAAAATCTAGACAGTTCAATAACTGTATATCTTGGAGGATCTTCAGTCACATCTTCAAATTTTGGATATCAGCTACTTCCTGGAGCAGATTACACGGGTGATTTTC